CAACACCTGATGGTTTTACTTTGTGCATATGTTGTGCTTTTTTCAAAGCGTGTTGTCGTAATTCATATGGAGAATGTTGTGCAGTCATTGTTTCATCAAGTTCAACTTCTTCGGTTTGATGATTTATTTTCCATTTTTGAAATTGTAAAGATTTTGCATGAGATATTTTTGTATCTTTTGAAACAAACTTTGGATTTATACCTCTTGCTAACAAATATCGGTGAAGCAAAGATGCTTCTGCAATATTGGCTTTTATTGCCCAAGGATCAGATGGATCCACCAGTTTACCTCTTGCTGGTTCTGGATTCATCTTTACAACGTCTTTTAGCTTCTTTGTCATGTTAATTATTTCCTGGTGCTTTACCTAACATTTCTGTTTTTAAACGCTTCATAGCAGTTCTTGCCAAATCTCTTGCACGGCTCATTGGTGTGTGTTTTGCACCAGACTTATCAGTAACCACTCCTTTTGCTTTAGTGTATGGTTTATCAAATGGAGGTTCTTGTTCTTTTGCTTCTTGCATTGGACCGCCATGATATTTTACTTTAGTTGATTTGGCATCGGAACCTGGACCAACATCATCTTTTTGTGTTGATACTTCACGACCTTTTAGTGTATCTTTGGTACGAACCTTTGGATCAATTTCTTCCATGGCTTGTTTTGTTGCTGTAGCATACATTACATCTTTGGCACGAGCACCATAACGCTGTTTAAATCCTGTTAAACCTTTTTTCATACCTTTGACAATTTTTTCACGCTTAGCCATTTCAGCATCAGTCATTTTGCGTTCTTCTAAATCATATAATTCTAATATTGCATCAACTTCTTCATCAGTAAATTCTTCTTCCTCTTTGCGTAGTTTAGCTAATATTGCACCAGCAACTTTTTCACCACGCTCTTTAGAACCATAACGCTTTGCAGCAGAGGCGGCAATTTTACCAAACATTTTGCCTGGTTTGCCAATGTCTTTGCCAGCACGAGCTGCTTTGGCGGAATAACCGGCTTTCTCATCAATCATTTCTTCTTCAATTTCAACTTCTTCTGGCACACAATTAGGCACTTTACGGCCACCTTTCATTTTCATACCAACGGCGGTGTAACCTTTCCAGCAAGCATCTTTTAGTTGACCTGTGGGCTTTTTAACTTCTTCAATTTCTTCTACTTCTTCATTGCGTGCTTTGGCCAAATTGGCAGAAGCAGAGATAGAATCTTTTGCTGGTGCTTTAACTTCTGCTGGCGTCAATGGTGCATCACCACGAGCTTTACGAACAGAAGCCGGAATATCAGAACGGCGAACAGTTTCATCAATCTCAACATCTTCTTTCATTTTCTTTTCGCCACGGAGAATAGCGAAATCTTGAGCATCAATTTTGTCATTTTTATTTTTGTCAATCTTGTGTTGTTGGCCTTTGAGTTCTTCTTTTTTCATCTTCCAGCCTTCAATCAACTTCTTCTTAAAATCACCTTCAGTTTCTTCATCGTAACGACCACGAGTTTTTTTCTCGTCTTCCATATCTTTTTTAATTAACTCTTTTGTTTTTGGACCTTTAAGTGTGTCAAGAACATGTTTCTCAGGTTTAGAACCACCATATGCCTTTGTGGAACGGTGAATTAAACCAGTTTTAGTTTTTGTAACTTCACCAGAAGCGGCTTCATCAATTTCTGTTTCTTCTTCTACTGCTTCACCATAGGTAACAGTTTCACCTTGAACACGGACTGGATATGTTTTACCTTTAAATGTAAACATTTTTTGTCCAGCAGAATGTGCAGCATAAGCAGCTTTACGCAAACCTGTTTCGTCTAAGTCGGCCTCAGACATTTTCTTTTCGTTGAGTACCGAATTTACGGCATCTAACATTGATTGGGTTACATTATTTTTTGTGAACATTTTATTCTCCGTTTTAGCAGTTCCATTTGCGTAATGCTTTGTTAATTCTAGAATCTGGATCATTTGCAGTTTTGGCAGAAGTCAATCGTTTTTTCATTCCACCCATTCTCGCACAAAATGATTTTCTGCGTTTGGCTGCTTTTGAACCTGGTTTTAATTTTGATGGTTTTGTAGTAACTGCCATCGACAGTTTTGAACCTGGATTTTCTCTACGATAAGAAGCGATGCCTTTACGATTTAAACCACCCTCAGGATCTTTACCTGCGGCTCGTTGCCAAGCTGGTGATTTCTCATCTAAGTATTCTTCAGCGACAAACTGTTTAAATGTTCTCATCTTTTTTCTTCTTCTTTTTAATTGTGATACCAGCAGCACCAAACTTTTGTAAAGGTGTAATTAGAGGTTCTTTATTTGTAGCGCCATATTCACCCCCAGACACCCCCATGTCGTAGGCGCCCGGATCATCTATTGCTTCTACAAATTGTTTAAATTTCTTTAATTCTTTCTGTTCACTATATGTGACGTTGCCAAGACCAGACATAGGGTATACTGTTCCCTGTTGGCGAGTATCAAATTCTGGACCAACACCTTGGGCTCTAAGAGCCCCTGAGGCTTGGTTTATCCACTTCCTTTTATTTATTTTTTCTTTGTCTTTTTGGAAGTTGGTTTCTTTTGGCTCTGGCTGGACTTCGACTTTTGGCTCTTGGGCTTCGTAGGTGCGGAAGATGTAACTGGAGTTGCTTGCGATGTCTCCGTCCCGGACGTCATCGATTTTTCCGAGCTTTCGCTGGAACTGGATGATGGGGGCGTTGTTGTCTTGCAAGGGTCTACGGCCTTTGTTGGCTTTATTTTTAATAAATCTATTAGTGCTTTGAACATTTTTTTCCTCTTTCAATGTGTTATTACGATTTAACCAGTCCTCGGCCGTTTCATTCATTACTTTTGAATCCAAGAAATTCTTAGTAAACTGATATACACCGTGGATATCTTCTTCTTTGGTGTCTATGTTTCCAGTATTATCAAAAGTAATAAATTTATCAAAAGCCTCGGTGAAATATTTAGTATTCTTTTGCGACTTTAACCACTTGTCGTGCCTAATAGATTCCACCATCATTCTGGACAACAAAGAATTGCGTTCTTTGCTGGCTTCATTGGTGGTATTGACAAAAACCATCATAGTATGGTATCCAAGTTCTTCAAGCTCTTCTTTAATATAAGAAATTTTATCGTTATCATCTGCTGGACCATTAACAATCAAAGGACCACGATTTCTGATGGCTTCTCTACGGAAATCATTGGTTTTCTCTGATAGTTTTTGTTTATCGGCCAAGTAATCCCTAGCTTGAATAAAATTTAATTCAACGATACGGCCTTCAGCAATGGCTTCACGGATAATAACATCTTTACCAGAACCTGGTCCACCAGTAACAAAAATTGCTTTAAATTTACCACGATAGAAGTTCTCATGTAATCCCATGCCTTTGCGAGTGTCATGCATCAATTCTTTTGCATGTTCATCGGATACATGAGATGGAACACCTTTTCTAAACTCAGCAAAGTTTTTATTTTTTGCATGTTCTCTCATTTTGGTACCAGACATACCTTCGGTACCTTCAGCATCTGGATCACGATGTCCTGCAGAATGAACAGTTATCTTTTTGAAATGATAGTGCCCGTGTGCACTTTTAACACCATTATATTTGTGTAACAATTCGTGCATACCTTTAACACGGTCGGAACCAACCACAACATGAAGGTGTGTTACGCCTTGTTTATGAGCATCGGCCGCATGGTGTAATATAGTTGCTTTTTCTTTTGAAGCGGCCACAAAATTTGTACCAGAACCTTTTGCTTCCGAAATTGCTTCGCTGGCATATCGTTTTAGATGTTTAATCTTTTGTTCAGCACTTAATGGGTTTTTTTTACTGTCTTGTGAATGAGAAACAATAATTGAATGTGTTGCATTATATTTGTTTGCAACATCTTTAACTTTGTCAATTAGTTTTAAATGGCCTGTGGTTGGCGGATTCATCCGACCAAAAGTCATCACATGGTGTTTTTCACCTTGTTTTTCTTCTTGTAGGATGTCTAAAAACGACTTCATATTTTTTCTTTTTGAAATCTAGTATTTGTTAATATTTTATGTGACACATTTTGTGGTACTAATTTGGAAACTGGTCTATTGTTCTTTTGTAAAACGATACCTTCACCTGGTGACTTTTTACCATCTATACTTGTTTCCATATCAGGATGTTGTATACCTTTTAATAAATGTTCTGTCGCTTGACCTAAATGGTGTCTAATTTCAAGTGTTCTTTCGAAATGTCCTTTGTTATCATTCACATGGTTAATTAGACTATTATAATGTTGTTCTTTTCTCAATTGACCAACAGGCGTTTTCATTTTAGATACTTCTTTTTCTTTTATTGCATTTAAGTGTGCTTTGTATCCGTTTATTGATGGTTTAGTATTCTGCCTTGTAGTGCCATTTAAATATGTTATAAAATGTTTGCTGTGTTCTGGTGTCAAATGACTAGTTGTATGATTATCTAAAAGCTGTTGAGCTATATTTAGATGGTGTTCGGTAGCCGCTTTATCTTCTTTTGAATATGTGTTTGGATCTGCATGATATTCGTGGTCAGGCACAAAAACTTTATCTGAGTGTTTCAAGGCACCTTTAGAAAGTGCTTGAGCCACACCTTTCTTTACTTCTGTATGCACCGCTATACCTACTGGTGCCTTTGTTTTTGCTTTATATGTTATTCTGTTTGGAGTTGATGTTGTGTGTTCTGCATCAGTTTGTGTTTTTTCGGCAGGACTAAACAATAAATCTCCTTGAATATGGTGACCTTTATTAACAAAGTTTTTACCATTTTTCAACAAATGTTTGAGAGCTGCTGCATAACCGGGTGCATGACCAAAATGCTGGTCTATTTCTTTAGGGGTTCTGGCAATAACACCTCTTTTAAATCTGTGTTTATCGGATACACCGATGCCTTTGTTATCATGTATAACATGGACAGATGCGCCGCCATCGACTTTTAATGTAGCTTTGGTGTCGCCACTAGGTTTACCTTGGCGAATATTATGGAAATCTCTTAAAAGGTTTATTGATTCTTGACCTTTAGAGGTATCTTCATGTGGAATATCTTTTGTATGGGTTAAATGACCCAATTGTTCATCATCGATAGATGTGGCTTCTCGTATAAACGATAAAAACGAATACATTGATTTTCCTACTAGATTTGCAACACACTTTGGTTGCCGGTTTGCTTATTTATACAACATCTCAATTTTCTATGTACCAAGATGAAAACATTCGGTTCGATACATAGCGCAAAAAAGATTGTATTTTAAAATTGAGTTCCTTCAAAATCCAACCAATAGGTCGTCATTTTACCTTTACCTTCAAGTAGATAGAATGGTAAAGTATGGATGAGTCCTCGACTGGATCCATAGTATAACAGTTCTTTAGGTCCTCTGTCAAGTGCCCATGCAAAGTGGCTAGAACCCGTATCGCCACCTACAAAGATTTCGGCTGTGGTAATGTGGTAATAATTCTGCACAAAGTTGGTAGAATACCGCCAACCTTCAGTTGGACATTTTTCACCAAAATGACCTTTGATACAGATTATTTTTTCGTAATCTTTGTATTCTTCGGTAGAAAATTTCTTTATAATTTGTTCATATACAGATTGTGGCCAATTTCGCCACACATTATATGGTGCATCAAATAATGGAAATACAGCAATTTTTTTCTCCATTGGAGCATCATTTTTTATTTTTACCAAATCACCTGAAATATCACGAAAATCCCATACATTTACTTTTCTCCATGGTAATGATTGTTCCCCTGGTTCTGTTGAAAAGTAATTAGTCATTTTCAACATGATTTCATAAAATGTCTGACAATGTGTATCTTCGTTAACATTACCAGGTTTTAGATGAAACTGAATCAACGGATTGTTATTTGTTTTTCTAATGTGTTCCAATATATTTGCAACAGCAATCATATCCCCATTACGAACTGTGCCAAAGGTGCCTGGTTCAATATTGATAATCATAAAACAACATCTTTCACATAAACTAGTTTTGATTTACGATTACCATAGTAGTGGCGTTTGAAATCAAACTCAACAGGATGGCCGTCCCACATTCTCATATCTTCGTCCCAACATACAATCGTTTCTTTGTTCATTAGGTCAGCAAGAATGCCGATACCAGTAAATGTGGTGATAAAAGGCTTTGCACTATACTTAATAAGATTTAGATTATGCATGAGTGATTTATTATAATCCAGATATTCAACTTTATCAGAATCAGGACTTACACCATCTTTCACTACTTGTGTTTTTCTGCGGGTATCAATAGTAGGATGATTCCAGCGGTCACCAATAATATATTTACCACTAAAATCTTCGTATGGTGTATCTTCAATTACCAATTCAAAATTATCATCTACTTTAAAATCATATCTATAATTGTCACGAATCCAATTTTCGTAACGGCAAGTTTCTATTGGTCGATTAGGATCGTCTTGATCCATTCTTGTCCATGAACTTAGTTCAACTCCACCAAAAAAGAAAACTTCATCATCAAACTCAACGGAGTTAATGCATGGTTGTTGTAATAGTAACTCTTTAATACCAACAAACTTTTTCATTTCACTGCGAATGATTAAATCGACAGGACGACCTTTTTCATAATATAAAGATAAACCTGATATAACAGGTAATGCGTTTGCAAAATCACCTAGATTAGCAGTGCAACTAATTCGTATTAACATTATATTCCTTAAACACTATAAACCAATCATTACTATTTACTTTATGTAATTCAAATAATTCTGGTTTTTGTAAGTATGACATCAACAATAAAGTTTGGTCATCATCTACTAAATTGTTTTTAAATAGTTCTTCCAAATTATGGTGTACCAAAGCTTCAAGCGCTGGCCACATTTGTTTGCCGGCAACAATACAGGGGCCAGTAATGTGAACATCATTATTAAAAATAACATTTTCAATATATGTTCCATTTTTCCAATCTTTTAAGTTGAAAAAATGAATTTTATTGGTGTCAAATGGATACTGCCATGATTCGACACCATTTCTTGTTGATTCTTCTCGGCAATAACCAAAGTCCAACCAAGCAACCAGATCAGTCTTAACCAAATCTTGTTTAATGGCTTGATTTACAAAAGAAGATTTCAACATATTGACCAGAACGTAGTCAGCACTCCAGTATTCTGGATTTTTTACTTGCATGGGATTTATTTTAGATTGAAATTCTGTGTTGTTTTGAATTTTTTGAATTTCATTCCTTAATTTTGTAAAGTTGTTTTCAAAATCAACTACTAATACATCTGTTGGTTTATTTTGGCGAATAAATTCTATATCTTTTGCAAATTCTTTTGATGTAAAGATTATCATAGGATTATTAAGTTTCGCCATATGACCGAATCGTTGCATATAGGTCTCTGTGGTTCGATGCAAATAATGTGGCAGACCTTTATCAGGTGTCCAATTGCTACGGCCAATATCAAAAAAAGCAGTTACTATTGTAATTT